AAAGCGAACCAGACGCTATCATTGCTGTGTGCGATACGAAAGACAAAGGAAAAGACTACGCTTTCTTACCCGTAGCCTATGTATATGGGGAAGATTATTATATCGAGGATTGTATATGCGATAATGGGACTCCCGAAACAGTAGACGCTAGGTTAGTGGATATTTTACTAAGACACAAAGTCCAAATGTGTAGATTTGAAAGCAACTCGGCAGGTGGTAGGGTAGCTGAAAAAATACAAAAAGAAGTAAAGGCTAAAGGTGGAATAACCCATATTACTACCAAATACACCACTCAAAACAAGGAAACCAAGATAATAGTCAATTCCCCGTGGGTAAAAGAACATTGTTTATTCAAGCATCCGAGCTGCTATCAAAAATCAAGTGATTATGGGAGGATGATGAATCTATTATGTATGTGGACGATGGCGGGTAAAAATAAACACGACGACGTACCGGACGGGATGGCTATGTTAGCCGAATATGCTCAATCGTTAGACGGGGCAAAGGTAGAAGTATTCAAAAGACCATTTTAACTATATGTAGTATATTTACCGCTTGACATATACTATATGTTGTGATATGATGTATATGTGAAAGAGTATATAAGTGAATTGCGACGAATTATCTTCGGATTTCGTCTAAGTTAACCGGATGCGTCCGGTTAACTTATAAAAATTAGAGCGTAATCGCTTGGGTGCATTAGACACCGGAGAGGGTACGCTTTTCTTATTTTTTGGGGAGTTGTGATGATTGAAAGTATTTTCAACAAGATTAAGTCGCGAATTTGAGGAAGTTATTTTAGTTCCGATAGCGGACTCTCACGACTCAGACGCTTTCGCTGACGAGAAGTATGTTGAGGATAGAATTAAGTTCATTAAGGAGACCCCGAACGCTTTCGCCTTATTGAACGGTGATCTTATGAATATGGCAACTAAAAATTCTAAAAGCGACGTGTATGCTGATAAATATAGCCCCGATGAACAAGTGGATCGCTGCATAGAACGGTACTATCCGATACGAGATAAAATTTTAGGCGTAAACGAAGGAAACCACGAACGACGAATATCGAGAGATACGGGGATTCAGGTAACAAAACGTTTCGCTAGAGAGTTGGGAATTGAAGATAGATATTCCCCTTCTGGCTTATACATCATTCTACGCTGTGGGCAAGTCAGAAACAAGATGCGAGAAAGCAACGGTAGCGGAAGAATACGCCAAGTATGCTACACGATTTATATGACCCACGGGACAAGGAGTGGTAGAAAAGCTGGTAGCAAGGTAAACGTTCTAATGGAGATGTCAAACATCGTTGCCGCAGATGTATACATCCATTCGCATTCTCATCTAGGAGCGATTATACCCGGGGTAATGAATGTGCCGGATTTAAGAAATGACAAAATAAAAGTTAACGATATTTTGTATGTGAATACAGCAGCATCACTGGATTACGGCGGATATGGCGAAATAGGAGAATATCAGCCAGCCAGCAAGAAATCCCCGATAATCTACCTGTGTGGAACGAAGAAATCAATGGATGCTGATTTGGGAGAAAGGATGAGATGGAATGATTGAGAAAGTTGTATATGTCTGCCATGAGTTCGGGGGTAAAAAGGAGAATGCCGAGAGGGTAGCAAGACTCATTCGGCTGTTTGCCAATGTTTATTCTAATATTTGTTTTATATCCCCGATTCATACGTTCGGTCACCTATACGACTCGGTGGATTACAACAAAGGGGTGGAGTATTGCTTAACCCTCTTGGATATGTGCGACGAGATGTGGACTTTTGGAAGTAAGAGTATGAGCAGAGGTTGTCTGATTGAGAAACGTTACTGCGAACGATACAAGATACCGATAATTGAAAGGGGTGATTACGACGAGCGCTGGGGTGAATAATATATTTATGGGGAATAGGCAGTTCTTCGGTAGAAGAGTTATTTATTCGTCTGAGAGCGAAATAACAAGGGAGAACGTAGTAGAGGTTTTGAAAAAGGCGATGAGCGTTCATCTCATCAACAGTAGTGAGATAGATTACCTCTACCGTTATTACCGTGGTGACCAGCCTATTCTTCAACGTGTCAAGCAGGTTAGACCTGAGATAAACAACAAAATCGTCGAAAACCACGCCCTCGAGATAGTAGACTTCAAGAAAGGGTATGTGTTTGGTGAACCCATTCAATACGTTAGACGGGGTGAGAGTGAGGAAATATCTGAAAAAATCACTCAATTGAACGAATATATGTTTGCGGAAGATAAGGCCGCCAAGGACAAAGAGTTGGCCGAATGGTTTTATATCTGCGGAACATCGTATAGGATGGTACTTCCTGACGAGCAGGCAGGGGTAGACCCCGACGATAGCCCGTTCGAAATTGATACCCTTGACCCCAGATATGCTTTTGTGGTGTATAATAACGGATTCGGTAAGAAGCCTTTAATGGGAGTAAAGTATATTGAAACCGAAGAAAATCAGAGAATTTTCAGTGTATACACCAGAGATATGTACTATGAGATTGCAGACGATAAGATTATAGATAGTAAACCTCATGTTTTAGGTGATATTCCCATAATCGAGTACCCTGCTAATAGTGCAAGGCTGGGAGCGTTCGAGGTTGTATTACCTTTGTTAGATTCACTCAATAACATTGTGTCCAATCGAATAGATGGGATAGAGCAATTTGTTCAAGCGTTTATGAAGTTTGTCAATTGTGATATAGACGAAGAACAGTTTACCGCCCTAAAAGAGATGGGCGCTTTGAAGATTAAGAGTGATTCTAATAATCCAGCAGATGTCGATATTGTATCGAAGGAACTCAATCAGTCGCAAGTTCAGGTGACAAAAGACGACCTTTACCAAATGGTTCTGATTATCTGCGGTATGCCTGATAGAAAAGGTGCAAACCGTTCAACGGGTGATACGGGGCAAGCTGTACTGCTACGAGACGGATGGGGTGCTGCCGAGGCTAGAGCTAAAGATACCGAACTGATGTTCAAAGCCTCTGAAAAGAGATTCCTTCGGTTGGTGTTAAGAATACTTAGGGACACCGTAAAGTTTAATTTGAAGTTGAGTGAGATTGACATTAAGTTTACTCGCAATAAGACTGATAATTTGTTGGTTAAGACACAAGGGTTACAGAATCAGCTAGAGGCCGGTATTCATCCGCAGGTGGCGATAGCCCATAGTGGGCTATATAGCGACCCCGAGCAAGTATATTTAGACTCACTGGAATACTTAGAGAAGTGGAAAACAGCTAAAGCAACATCTACACCAGGAAATAACAAGCCTATATCGGAGGTTGAAGAGATATGAAAATACCAAAGAAAATCCGGATAGGTGGCGTAGATTACGAGATTAAATATACTTCTAATCTCAACGATGGGACGCAAATGTGTTACGGGCATATATCTTACGAGAAATCAACAATAGAGATAAACCCCGACAACCAAGAGCATCAAAAAAAGTGTTTAACCTTATGGCACGAGATACTTCACGGTATAGCAGAACACGCTAATTTGAAAATTGAAAACGAAGAACAGGTTATAGATGTTTTAGCCAAAGGAGTATATCAAGTGTTACAAGATAATGCTAGAGTGTTATTTGATATTGTCGATAGGGGTGATGTTGATTGATTGAATTTAGATGTGAAAAGTGTGGTAAAAAGTTAGCAATGGTTAAGGGGACTGTGGAAATAAAATGCCCTCGTTGTAAAAAATTGAACAGAATCAACACAGAGCATCGTGAGAGTGCCAGTTGACCGTAAAACGGCTGGCTGGCGCTCTTCTTCATTGCCGACAGAGAAGTCGATAAAACACACAAAAAGTGAGAGAACACTCTAAAACTCAAAATCAACGGTGAGAGAACACCTATAAAACGCAGGAGGTAATGAAACATGGATTTGAAAACGTTACTGGGTGATGCCTACAGGGAAAACATGACGCTCGACGAAATTAACGAAGCGCTAGAAGGTATGAATTTGGTAGACCCTTCCACTTTACCTAAAAGCGTGAGTAAAGAGGTTTTCGACAAAACAGCTTCCGAGCTTGCGAAGGTTAAAAAGCAATTGAAAGAATTACAGGAAAAGTCAATGACGGATGAAGAGAAACTGCAAGCCGAATTGGAGAAGGCCGTAGAATCACAACGACAGTACGCCAAAGAATTGGCGAAACTCCGAGCCAAAGAAATATTCGTAGAAGCTGGATTAACCGAATCCGATTATAGTTCCATTTTGGATGCGGTTGTTTCCGAAGATG